TCCTCGAGCTCGAGCGCCGCCTTGATCTTGTCACCGAGGTCGACCGGCCGCGGCACTTCATCCTCAGGACCAAGTTGAATGATTACCTGTACGAACATCTGCCTCCTTTCTAAGCTACGTCCACGGTCGCGAGCCACGAGACCCCGAACGTCTGGTTGGCGGAAGGCTGGTTCGTGTCGGTCTTCCACCCGTAGATCGAGAAGCCGTTCACGTCGAAGCCGTAGGCCGAGTACATGACGTTGAGCCTGCTCGTGTCGCCGTTCGTGCAGACGACGCTGGCGACGTTGGTGACGGCTCGGGGGAAGTTGACCCGGTAGGTGCCGTTGCCGTCGAGCGTGCCCGAGGCGTACCCGCCCCACTGTCGCCGCAGCGTGCCGCCGACGAGCGACTCCAGGCCGGTCTGAATCCAGCCGCCCCACGTGCCGTTCTGACAGCGGCGCGTGAACTGCATCTCGCCCCATAGCTCGCGCGCGTACTGGTGAACCTGCGACGTGTCCCACACCTGCGCCTCGACGATCCAGTAGTCGTAGCCGCTGTTGCGCGGCGGGCGGTTCGCCGCGCCGGGGTTCGCCGCGTACCAGCCGCTGACGTTCGCGGCGTTGAAGTCGCTGACGACGTTGTAGTTGCCGGCAGCCGACTTGAGTCTGTTCGGCAGCGTGTTGTCGTGCCCGAAACTGATCTCCTGCCACGCGCCCCACGCGTTGTTCAGCTTCACGCGCATCCAGGCGCTCTGCGTGTCGTACTGCCAGGCCCACTGGCGGCTCTGCGAGCTGTCGAGCTGGAGCGTGAGCACGCTGCCGTAGCCGCTGATCGGGCGGTTGTTCGTCGTCGGGCTGAAGTTCGCCCAGCCCGAGGGCAGGTCGTTGAGCTCCGAGACGTAGACCGCCGTCGCCTTGATCCGGTCGGGCAGGCTCGCGTCGGCCACGACGCCGGAGAGCGCACCCGCCGGCACCGGCCAGGTCTGCACCCACGCTCCCCAGCCTGAGCCGCCATTGACTCGGCGCCACGAGCTTGTCGAAGCGAGGTCATGGGCATTCTGAACTATGTAGCCCGATGAGTGAGCGTTGACTTGCACGACGGCTGCATTGTCAGTCGGCCGGTTCGCGTCGTCGCTGCGGCCGGTATACCAACCCGACTCAGTCGCTTGATTGTAGTCGCCTTGGATCTCATTGAGGTTCGAACCCGACTTGAGACGCGCAGGTAGGACGTTGTCGTCGATGGGCCACGTCTGAATCCAACCCTGCCACGCACCACTATCCATCCTACGCATGTAGGTGCGGTAGGTGAATATCTCGTAGGCGATCTGGAACTTCTGTGGTCCGCCGAAGTAGTAAGTCTGAACATGGAACCACTGATCACCACGTGGCGCATTGAGCGTTGATCCAGGTTGAGCATAGCACCAGCCGTTCTCACAGTTGTTTAGGTCGTTGCCTGGAGGCGACTTTTCGTCTGCGGCCAGTCGGTCGGGTAGCACGTACGCTGGCGGGAACGGAGGTGCGAGGTAATCGGTGCCAGCTACAGCAACGTCTATGTCGTTGCCATTGCCTTTGAGGATGCCTACGAGCGGCGTTGGAGTGTTCTCGGTGATGATCGTGTCCTCACCAAGAGGCACCTCAGCGAGGCTGTCGCGCAACATCTCAAGATTCCGCTGGACCGTCTGAGCGGACTGCTGATCGTTGACCCGAGGCTTGAAAGGGAACTCGATCTTGCCAATAGTGTTGGTCACTGCATCTCCTTCAGCGCCTCGTAGGCCTTGTCGATGTTCGCTTGCGCAGCCTCGATCTGAGCAACGACTTCAGCTGCGTCATCCGCGCTCGTAGCCATCGCTGCTACCTTATCGAGGTCCAACAGGTAGTGCTTCACACGCAACTCCCTGAGCCGCTGAGTGAGAACTGCATTCTTCTCTTCTGCCGTCGGTTCATCCATAGGACGCTACCCAAGCGATGTAGATGTCACGATTACCAGGCTCGGGGTTGTTAGGAGCATCCCAGAAGTAGAGGTTAGCCCCCGTCGCATCCCAGCTCATGACGCTCACCCAGATGTTAGCAGTCTGATTATCGCTGTTGTTTGCCGTGACGCCGTGCACCGTACCGAGGTTCGCGCCGAAGTTAAGGCGAGCCGAACCATCAGTATTGATATGTACTTGTGTACGACCGCCTGCTGCACGGGGCCCTGTAGCGGGGCCTGGTACGGCGACGCCACCCACAGTGAGGGTGCCATTCATGACAGTGTTGCCGGTCACTGTGGCATTGCCATTCACCTGGAGGCTGTTGAGCGTGCCGGCACCAGCGATGTTCAAGCCACTACCCATCAACAGTCCACCGCTCACAGTGCCGCTCGCGCTGATCTGACCCGCGTTGAGCTGGTTGTTGACGTTGAGGATGCCTGTAACCGTGCCATTGCCATTGATCTGCAGGCTATTGCTGGTGACCGAGTTCGCCGAAAACGCGGCGTTGGTGGTCAAGTTGCCCGTGACCGTCGCTGCACCATTGACCTGCAGGCCACTAGTAGTGACCGACGATGCGGAAAGAGCAGTAAACGGCGCAGACGCCTGAAGCGATTGGCCAGGCCCCTGAATGATCGAAACGGCGTTGGGATCGACCCCGAACTGAATTCCCGCAGGTCCACCGATGTTGCCGATGGTGACTCGCTGAGTGACTGAGTCGGTCTGAGCGATCAGATTGCCCGTGGTCAATACCGCACCGCCGCCACCATAAATTGCGGCGTCCGCATCCTCAGGCGCACCGAAGTAGACCGCGCCGTCGTGAATTGCTACAGCCGCACCCGCTACGCCTCGTCTGTAGTAGATGCCACCGTCGGCAGTAATACTAGCATCGCCGGGGAAAGTTACACCGCCTATGCTTCCTCCTGCAGGCGCACCGATTGACCCGCCTGAAACACTGACGCCACCAAACGAGCCGCCTGCGGCAATTTTGGTCGCTTGAATGTTGGCGTTCGCGGCGATGTTGCTGTCGTCCAGGTTGTTGATGATGGTCGCGATAGCATCGAAGTTGGCGAGCACGACGGAGATGTCCTCAGGCTGCCCGTTGACCAAAGCCGCGCGACTGATGACGCTGTAAGCACCCATTACGACCTCCTTCCCAACACCGAAGCCTCTGCAGTCATGCCGTAGATCGCCCACTCACCCACAGGGATTTCTCGTGCGTGAGAGCCGAGCCAGAAGGTCTGGATATTGGTGTCGGTTTCGTTGGCGTCCACGAACCTGAAGCTGAACCACCGCCCGTAGGCGTCGAGGTTTGTTCGGAGAATGTCCTGCACTGGGTCCTGCTTACCCCAGTTGCCCTGACCCCACAGGTCAGTGCTGTCCCAGTCGTCTGAGTCACCTCGAGCATCAATGAGCAGGGTGCGATACACCGTCGTCTCAAGGTTGCGATAGACCAGCACCTGGAATCGACCTGCGCACAGGAAGCGCATCTCGTGGATGTACTTGGTGTTCAGCGGATCGTTAAAGTTAAACCATGCCGTCTGAAGTACGCCCTGGTATGGTGCTCCATCGTCGGTGCCTACAGGTGCGAACATCTCGAGGAACTTATTGGCCGCATTGTGCCCTGCGACGAGCATGTCCTTGGTAGCCCAGCGCCAGCGCGTGAAGTCCTGCACCGGCATGCGGTGGAAGCTAAAAGGCCCGCCCTGTCTGATACCCGCGGTGTTGTACGCACCCAGTCGTGGGTAGTACTCGACGATCAAGTTGTTGCCATCCGACTCTGGGATGACCCACCCGATGCGATTAAGGAAGGTGTAGCAGCGCGACTTGGTCAGCTTGTCGAGCGCCATCATCTCAGCTGTGAAGAGGGGATCGATCTTCTCACTCAACACCATCGACGGCGCATCGCCAAGATACTGACAAATGCCACGACGACTAAGGAAGAAGAGGTCACCCTCGAACTCAGCCACGCCGAAATGACTCTCGAAGCCCTTCTCGGGATCCACGATGCGCCAGAACATGTTGAAGGCGTCGTAGAAGGTGAAGGTCATGTCCCGCTTGCCGACAACGAGGTACTGCCCATCGTTCGCTAGGGCCATCACTACATCACCGTCGCCTTGAGCAACGTCAGACCAGTTGACCGCATCGAAAGTGTCCGGGTCGCCCGGATTGCTACGATAGACGCGGTCGTCTAGTCCCACCACACCAGCGACCCACATCATCTCCTTCCACAGCTTAAGATAGCGACCCTTGGGCGCACTCGCTATCGTCGCGTACGCGCTGCCCGACCACTTACAGTAGTTGTCCACGCCGTTGCTCATGTAAACCCAGCTCTTGAAGGTCTCGAAGCACATCGGCGCGGTCGTTGACAACCCTGTGGTAATCTGCGTCCAAGTGGGGGGCGAAGCGTCGGGATTGGTGGTGTAGTAGAGAATGCCTTCGCTCGTGTGGATCAATACCTGTGGGATGAACAGGGACCCTCGATCGAACGTATACATGCTGAGGACCCGCGCTCCTGTACCGCCGAAGGTGCCTAGGAGTTTGCAGCCACGACGCTTCGTAGCGCCACCGCGCTCATCGAAGGTGATGTTCTCGATGGGGCGCGCCTCGTTCGGCTGCATGAGATTCAGGGCGTCGCGGCTGTTCGCGCCACCAGTGAATCCCGGCGTCTGAACGATAGCTCCAGGCAGCTTCGTGTTATTCGGCATCGCGGAAGTCCATGACGTAGGAGGGAGTGTCGTCGAGGATGAGGTCGATCAGAGGTACCGTTCTAGGACCGTCGTGCGCGGGACGACGCACCTGTAGCTCAGCGTCGTCGCCCAACTTGCCGACAAGCCACTCCCTCAGGTCAGTCACCTCGGACTGCTCATAGTACTCTATCAGCCATCCCTGAACGGTGTCACGAGAGTAGGTGATATCTCCAGGATCGACTACGCCCATGTGCGGTCCGGAGTTACCCGCTCCTGTAGCTCGTGCATGTCCTCTTCCTCGTCATCCTTCATATCGTCGAAGGCGTCCTGTAGGTCGGTGAACGCGCTCATGGCCAACCCAGGCTCATTCGCGCGTGTGTGAGCGCGGACGCGCGCCGCGTCGATAATCGCCTCATCGAGGTGCTGCGGGGTGATCGGTACGTCCACGTCGAACTGCATCGCCACAGGGCGACGGAAGTAGTAGGCGACGAAGGAGCGCTGCGCTGTCGGCGGACTGAGCAACCACAGGAGGTCGTTGTAGATGAAGTACTTGGTCGGCTCGTTCCACAGGTTGGTCTGCGTCCAGTCCTGCCCGAGATAGTTCTGATAGAAGTCGCCCTCCGACATGATCTCCATCTTCATGCCTGCAGTCGTATCGGACTTGACCTTGTACAGCCGCTCGAGCGAGCGGAAGTAAGGCAACTGGGATGTCGGGGTGCAGTTCACGTCGATGGTGGGTTGGCCTGGCGAGATGGTGAACGTCACCGTCGAGCGCTCCCACTCCCACCGCGACTTCTTCGCCACAGCAAAGTATGCTCGGTTGACGAGACGGCGCAACTCCTCGACCTGAAAACCATCGAACCCGCGCTGCTGCAGGTCCGATACGAAGTCGCCGAGGTTGTACTTCCCTTGTACGTCAGGCATCGTCGAGTCCTCTCGGAATCGCTACAGGTGTGGGGAAGAATGGAGCCTTGCCCTCGCGCCGCAAGGCGTGAGCAAGTTCCTCCCCAACCTCTTTGACGTGTTCACCGTAACGCGCATCGTAAGCTGCACGATCTGCGTCTTGGGAGCGTTCAGCGGCGTCGTACGGATCTTCGTACGTACGACCATGACTGTCACTTCGTTGTAGCCTCTCGAGTGCGCGCGCGTCCAATTCGGACACACTGAAGATGAGGCGCTGTTCGTGGTCGTTGACGTTCTCCACGAAGTGGTACACGCCTAGGTCCTCGTCGAGCATCACGCTGACCCTGCGGCCATAGAGCTCGCGAACTTGGCGAACGATGGAAAGCACGTCGTCGTCCAGCGTGACCATGCCCACTCTATTGTCATACCACGCTCGGACCGCGTGCAATTCCATCGTTCGCCTCCTTCGCTTCCGTGACCAAGGGGGGGTTGGGCCTACGGAATGTCGTCGGCCAGGTTGTAGATGACCCCCTGTGTCTTGCGGTTGTGGACGCCGAGGTCGGCGTACTTGTACAGGGTGCCCTTGTACGCGTCCTGGTCCGGGTTCTCGACCTTGCGCAGGATGGCGCCATCGCGGTTCATCCAGCGGAAGTCGTTGCCGTTGAGGTTCACCCAAAGGTAGTCCTCGGGCCGGATGAAGAACATGTGCTGCTTCGGGCAGTCGTCGTCGAAGACCAATGGGAAGCCATTGAAGTCGATGTACTTGAAGCCGCCGTGCATGGTCGTGGCGTTGGCGTCGTTCCATCGCTTGCCCGTCTTGAGGGTGTTGACGTACCGCCGGCGGATGCCGCGTGTGGTGAGGATGAGCTCGGTCTCCCAGCCCTCGGCGCCGATCCGGTCGAGCAACAGCTGGCCCTGATCCTCGTCGAAGGTCGTGTTGCCACCATCGGACTGCTTCGCCTTCCACCACTCGTTGCCGGCGGTCGAGCTGTTGATGTTGTGCAGGCTGTAGTTCTGCGAGAGATCGGAGCGCGTGATCTTGCGGAGCCCGTTGATCTCCAGCTTCCAGTTGCCCTGCACCACAGGGACGTGCGTGCCCGGCGTGGTGGTCAGATCGGAGCCGCTGTAGGTCACGACCCTCGTGGCGGTGTTGATCGCCGTGACCTGGATGTTGCTGGCCAGCACGGCGTCCGTCGAGGCGTTCACCACGTCGATGAACATGCCCACCCGCAGGTACTGCAGGTTGTCGACCGTGAACGTGTTGGCACCGTCGGCGGTGATGTTCGCGAGCGCGCCCGTGCCGTCACCGTACGCCTGGCGGTTCATGTCCTTGCGGAGGTCGTTGACAGCGCCTGTGGTCTCCGCTTCCAGGAGCCGAAGGTAGCTGCCGACCGAACGTTCGGTGACCTCAATGGAGAAGCCCGTGATGTAGATCTGCTTGTAGAGCTTCTTGATCGAGTCCATGATGTCGTTCCAGCCCTGCTGCCCCGGCGTCGGCAGCGTGCCACCCTCGGCGCGTGCCGTACCGGACTCGTTGCGGCTGGTGTGCAGCGCGATGACCCACTGACGACCGGCGAACTCGACCTGGTCGGCATCGCGGGAGATCCCCCGATACGACATGGTCTCGCCGTTCGCAGCGTTCATCGTGCCCGCGCCTGCCGACAGCTCTGCAGGACTGTAGCCGAACAGAAGGATGGCCTTCTGGTTCAGCATCTCCCTCACCACAGGGAGGTAGTAGTTCTGCAGGATGGCGTCGGCCTGTGTGGTACTCTGCATCTCGTCTCCTTACGGTTCGAGCGGGGAAAGCCTTCCCGCCAGCAAGTCTGCTTCGGCAGCCAGAGACGCCTCGCGCAGGTTGGTGAACTTCACCGGCGCGGCAGGAGTGGGTAGACTACCGGGCAACGCGGGCGGCGTCCCCCTGTTCACGTTTCCGGACTGGACGAGAGTCCCCAGGTCGAAGTCACGATCCTCCATGCGTGCCGACCTCGCCGCTTCCGCGAGGCCCTCGACAGTACGGTAGACTGGGCCACCGTTCTGTTGTCTTGAGGCCATCGCTGCGATGTAGGTCAGCTGGGTACGCTTGGGCGTCGCGACTCCGTCCCTTGCATCCATCTCGTCCCACGCTGCCAGCACGCGGTCCAGCTGCTCGTTGCGCGCCGAGTCTGCGTCGCGCTCGATGATCCGGTCCACGTATTCGAGCCGCTTTCTGTCCTCGTCGGAGAACGGCGACTGGCGAGCCGCACCGTTGGTTTGATCCTCCGCCGCTCGGGGAGCCTGACCAGCGTTGACCGTGTAGGCCTCGATCTGGGCGATGAGCTCCTGCGGCAAGTCGAGGTTAACGGCCATCGACTTCCAGACCCCGATGGGATCCGACTGGTACTGCTGCTCGAAGCTGGCAAGACGACGCAGGGATTCTGCGTCGTACCCGTACTGAGACAGCTCCTCGTACCCACGAAGAGCGCCCAGACGGTCGTTCACTTCCTTGAAACGGGCATACGGGATGCTCTCAGGCGGACCCTGGGTGCCTACGGTGTTTGACGTCCCCGCGGACGGTGGCACCACACCTACGTTGCCCGGTACTCCACCCGGCTCCTGACCGGTATTACGTTCCGCGCCCGTGCCCTGCACGATTGCGTCTGGTGAGATACCGTCAGCCTCCATGCGCTGCTGGATCTCATGTGCCATACCCGACATCTTGCCTCCCTACGCTTATACGCCCTCGACGGCGGATGGGGATACGAACGCCGGCACTGCTTTACCCAGTTGCAACGGAGGCGGGCCGTTCTGCTCACGCAGGTACGCCTTCGCAGCGTAGCGCGCCTCCTCCCAGGTCTTGAACGATGGCTCTTCCGGCTCGGCCATCGCCTCTATCTCCTGTTGTGCCATTAGCCTCCTTACGTCCTCCATCCTCACGTACCGTCCGTCGCTCGTGGTGACGGCCATGCCGTCGAGCACCTCGAGCGCTGAGTTGAGGTCATGGAGGTCCATCGTGTTACGTGCGGACGGGTGAAACGCCGCGCCGTTCGACGCTCTTGATCGCCGCCGGCGGGATGATGAGCGTGGCGCCGTAGTCGTCCCGCGTTCGGACGGTCAACGCCAGCTCCTCGTACTCCTCCCGCGTGTAGTATTCCTGCACGGGGTGGATCTGAATGACCGCAGCCCGGCGCCCGTCGAGCACGTCGGGGACGGCCTCGTGCGCGCCATCCAGGACGACCCAGTCCTCGATCGTCGGAGCCGGGATCAGCTCTGCGTCGTCCTCGACGACCTCACGCGTGGCATCGTCCACGTCCCCCTGCGGCGGGAAGTCGTAGTTGGGATCGTCCGTGGCCTTCGCGTCGCCCTGGTCCGGGTCCGGCGGCACGTCCTGCACGCTCGTGCCCTCGGTGCGGGTGCTGGCGTCGCTGGTCGTCCCTGGGAACTGCTGCTTGGCGTACTCCTCAGGATCGGTCAGCGGGTCTGCATCCCCCGAGACTGCGGGACGGGCCGGGGTCGTGCTGCCGTCGTCACCCTCGGGCGTGTCGCCCTGGGCCTCGAGGATCGCGACGATCTCCTCGGTCTTGTTGCCGTAGTCCGTCGGATCGAGGCCCTTGTCCTCGGCGATGGTGTCGAGGTCGGCTCGCGTCATGCCATTGAGCTCTTCCTCGGTGTAGGTACTCATCTGCTCTCCTTACTGTGGAGTGATGCGACGCGCGGTACCCTTGACAGCACCACCCGCCGTCGGCATTGCTACGTCCATTTGAGCCATGTTCGTTGCTTGACCTCCGTTCTGTTGTACCTGCTGACCCGCAGCTGCGGCCTGGCCCATCTCGTCGCCACCAGCAGGCGTGGGCGGCCCGTCCGGCGCACCCTTCGCAGCCTGGAGCATCTGCATCTGCTGCTGAGCCTTCTTCTGAAGTTCCTGTTCGTGCATGGCGATGTGCTGGTCGAATAGCTGCACGACCTCAGGCTTCTGGATGGCCAGGTCGTCGAACTCCTCGTTCATCATCACGCCCGTGTGACGTGCAATATGGATCTCGTGGTTGTGCCACGCCTTGACCGGCACCGCGGCGTGTAGGCGCTCGAAGTGGGCGTCGTCGTCGATAGAAGCACCCTGCGGATCGTAGTTGGTCTGCCCACGCCACACGCCGTAGAGCATCATGTTGTTCTCGCGATCCGCCTGCGCCACAGCCTTGTCTTCGTCGTCCGGCTCACCCTGCCCCAGCTCCAACATCTCCATTAGCTTCTTCGGGTCCTTGACGATCCCGAGCGTAGCGAGCTCGAGGGCATACTGCTGGCGAGCAGCCTTCATCTTTGGCATGGCGCTGCCGGCCTGGCAGATTACGTCCGTGTTGTTCTTGAGGTCCGCGCCCTTGAACTTCCGCACGTCGAACGAACCGTCCCGCCGGTAGAAGCGCAGGATGCGTGGGAAGCTGTAGAACTGGGCGAAGCGCTCGAGGACCATTGATCCCATGAGCGCGATGGCCTCTTCCATCGTCGCGATGGTCGGAGCAATCTTGGTGTCGTCTTCCTCCTGAAGATACGCGACCGCCACACCAGAACGTACCCCGCTGGGCACACGACCTCGAGCGACCTCGGACTGCCCAGAGATATCCAGGATCTGATCGCGAAGTCCCACAAGGAGATTCTCGATCTGAGAGGGCATCTGCAGACCGGGCACGGGCGACGGAGGTGGTATGTTCGGGACATGACGGTAACGGACGATACCTCCGGCAACATTCTTGATCTCCCCTCGGATCTTGTGCTGGGTCGCGATGATCCACATAGGATTGCCCATGTAGTCCTTGTTTTCGATGAGCTGACTGACGGTCTTGTCAATCTCCAGGTTCGGCCCCCGGATATGGCTCATCACGCAGTCCGGCCAGATCGTCGTGGAGGTAGGAATGTGCTGGAAGAAGACGTGTGGGATGCGATTGTCCTGGTACGGGAACTTGGCGGCGAAATCGAGGACTTCGGTGCTGTTGGCCCAGCGCACCATCACGCCATCGCGCAAGAACTTATTGCCGCGGTAGACGTTGGGCGGCAGCCAGTAACTCTTGACCAGACAGCCGTTGTCAGCAGCCCGTTGAATCGCGCCCGTCGCACCTGGCACACCGGCACGAGCCATCATGCGCGACTCCATTGTGCCGACCATGAGGTTGCTGTCGGGGTTGAGCTTAGCAGCCCGGCGTCCATAGATGCCCTTCACCACGTCAATGTCGACCACATCTGTGGTGATAAGGTCCTTGAGCTCGGTGAAGTCGGTCGAGAACTGATCCGGGAAGAGCTGGAACGGCGAATACACCTTCAACTCCAGATCACCCAGGGGGAAGTTCTCCTTTCGCAACTCATCCAGCTCACCTGAGTTGACCATGCGCTCCAACTCCGCGAGTCGAGTCGGATTGAAGCTCGCTTCGCCCGACTGTGGGTCGATCACGTAGGTAACCTTGCCAGGTCGGTCGTCCAGTGGATCGAACCCGACGAAGATGCTGCCTACACCGCACTGAATCGTCCACCACAGGGCGTTGCGGCGCATCTTCGCTAGGCCGAACTTCCATTCGGCGTAGTCGAGTGCAGCCGACCCGACCTTCGTAGCAGAGATATCGGACTGTTCGTCGCTGTTGGCCATGATCTCCATGATCGGACGGCTCTTGGTCATCTTCGAAAGCTCTGTCCTACCCACAGTGAGGGCGTGGTTGATGACCAGACGTGGCTTCTTGTCGCTCGTGCCGGTGTCCCAATTCCAGTCCCGATCCTCGAACTTGCTGCTTGTGGGGTTCCACTCTGCGTAATGGTCCCCCGAGACGAGCGCGATGTTGTTCCACCACACTGTCTCGTAGCCACGACGCTTGTCAAGGCGCGTCTGGTACTCGGACTCGAGCGCCTGCACAAGCTCTTGCTCAGTGCTTGCTTCACCGATTCTCATGCCGGAGTCTCCGTCTCCTGTCGGGCTGGGTAGTCGTCAGGGAAGTCCTCTGCCAGCAACGCCTGCTCCGCCTCCTCCTGCTCGCGCACGGCCTGCAAGCGAGACAGCGGCCCCCACTTCATCTGCTCGTCGATCTCCGTGACGGCTTCGGCGGCTTGTTCAGCGGGCGTAAGGAATCCCCCCACCTGCTCGGCGCTCTCGTAGGCGCGCACAGCGACCAGATCCTCCCACTTGATGGCCTGGAAGCGGTCGAGCATGGCACTCATCTGCGCGTCGCGTCGTTCATCGCTCAGTGCACGATCACGGGACATGTCTCGGAGCGCTTCACGGAATATGAGAGACGACACAACGTTCGAAGTGAGCAGACAGATCACCGCGACCGTGGTAATAATCACAGACGCCGTGATCACGCAACTGCCTCCTGATCCTCGTCAACGAACTGAATGCCGAGCTTCTTCGCGCGGCGCTTGTTCGCGTCCAGCTCCGTCCGCGCCTCGTGCAGCGACGTCTTCAACCGACGCACCTCGGCCTTCGCCTGCTGGATCTCCTCAGGGCTAGGTGCTCCCACCAGCCCTGCGATGCGCAGCGCGCAGTCCTCGCAGATGATAGCGGGATCGTCCCAGAAGGTGTCTCGCTCCAAGTCGATGAACTGCCGCCTCGAACCATCGTTGGTAGGCGTGTTGCCGGTGCCGCAGATCATGCACGGCTGCGGGGTAACTTCGATCAGGTGCATCAGGCTGCCTCCTCTAGTGGATGCTTCTTGCCCGGCCGCCATGCATTGCCAGCAGTCCGAACTTGCGCTGCGGCAAGCTCAGACTCGAAGTGATCGTACAGCCACTTATCTTCCGGGTTGATAGGTCGGCTGTTCTGCGGCACCTCAGGTACAGAGTCACCGATGGACACGAGGACATGGCCGATGTTGTCCACAGTGTGGTCGTGCTTCTTACGCGGCTTCTCTGGTGGATCTTCGTCGTGGTAGGTCGGGCGCGTGGGGCGCCAGCGGTACTGCGGGAACCACTCGTTGTTGTACGCCAGCGTGTCGAAGAAGTACAACGTCGGTGCGCCCATGCCTTCGTAGTTGCCTTCGTTGTCGTAGCACTCGACCTGTGGCGCCCCAGTGGGGTTATCATGCCCGACCGTCGGCCTAAGCCTACCGATAATCCGGTTAATCCTGGCCAGCGGATCCTTGTCGGCGATCTCCAGATCGTCGATGCCCTCTTCGGAGTACACGCCGTAGACGGTGCGGCCGTCGCCCTGCTGGCGCTGCTGCGCCTCCGGGCCGATCAAGCGCACGAACATCTCCTCCTCGGGCCCCCCATAATCCTCCTGCAGCTCCGCGTTTTGAATCTCCTCGGCCCACCACGGAACGGCCTGACCCGCCGTGACGATCTCTCGGTAATAGTACAGGTTATCGTCCCAATCCCTCGCGAACCAGGACGCGGCGCCTTCATGACCGATACCCGGGTCGATACACATCCACCGCTCCCAATCCTGAGGGATATAAAATGGTTCCACTATATGCACCTCAGGATTGAAGTCGGTGAAGATCTGACCGACGAAGACTTCGTGGCTGCCTAGGACGTACCGGTCGTACCAGTGGCGAGGCAGTGACGAGAACTGATCGAGGTAATCGGGCGGCAGGTTCGGGTTGTCGAACGGCGTGGCCTCGATGCATTGATGGATCTTACGCCAGTTCGGCTTACGCTTCGGGTCGATGAAGCGCCGCCACAGCCAGTTGTGGCCATCCGGGTTGAATAACCACAGGCCTTCGCGGGGCGCGGCGTGCTGTCGGAGACGGCCCTGAAGCTTGATGAAGAATTCCTCTTCGACCTCCTCTCCCTGATCCACCAGGTATAGTCCGAGGTTGTAGTTCTCAAGCTTCTTAGGATCGTCCAGAGGCAGTCCATGAATCATGCTCCCGTTCTGCAGCTCGATGTAGAGGTCGCTCTTGTTGTAGACCTTGATGACCTCCTTGGGAATGCCGCGCCACCCAGTCTCCTGCGTGTCACCCCTCACCAGCATATCCCATGTGGTCGTGCGGAGCTCCGGCCTCGTCTTGCGAGCGATGATGCTATTGGTGCCTGGGTACTCCATCAAGCGAATGAAGAACTCCGCCACGCCGCCTGAGGTTTTGCCGTTGCCCCACCCACCGCAGAATCCGCGGTACTTCGCATTGAGTCCGTGGAACGACGCCTGCTTCGGATTGGGGTCGTACGGAAGGGGGATTTGTACGGTGGTCATTAAGTGTGGAGCTGCTAGCGGGGTGGGCGAACGAAGAGCCAGGTGAGGATTAAGAAGATGACGAGGAAGAGCAGCCAGACCGTGCTGTCATGGTGGATCAGCGCTAGTCGAGGTGGTAGTTGTACGAGATGTTCTTGGCCGTCGCGGCGCCGTTCGTCAGCCGGATGGCCACAGCCTGCTGGCCCGACACGTCGAAGACGCCCCAGTACGTCGTCGCCGCGCTCGTAGCGTCGAACTTGGGACCGACGGACTGCACCGGCGGCTGTGCGGCGATCATGACGTTGCCCAGGCTGTCCACAGGGAAGACCTCGACTTTCAAGTCGGCGTCCGCCGCACCGACCGTCAAGCGCGCCTCGATCGTCAGCTCGTCGAAGTCCGCGGTGTTGACCTGCACCTGAATGTAGGTGCCGTTGTTGACCGACGCCGCCGGCGCGCTACCGCGCGTGAGCGAGTTGGCCGGGTAGTTCTCGTACGCTGCGGTCTTGGTGTTGTCGTTAGCAGCCATTAGTAGCTGCTCTTCTTGCTGTACGTGCCCTTGGTGCGAGGCAGCAGCTGACGGTTGTGGCTGTTGCCACTCGTACCCGCACCCTTGTGCGGAGTACGCTTGTTGGTGCCTTTCTTGCCGGCGGTGCTGCGCTTCGGTCCACCGGGTCCTCTGCGTACACGAGGCATCAGTTGCTCCCTTCCTTGAGGCATGACCACAGGGTGACTTGGCCTCCAGGGTGATTGACGACCAGCGCGCCCTGACTGAACCCCTCTGGACACTCGAACGCCGAGGGCGGCGCAGGCGGCGGGATCGTCACGGTGACGGTCTGCGCCGGCCCAGCCGTCCCAACCCCTAGCGACGAGGCAGCGAACAGGCCCGCGCCTGCGGCAAGGACGAGGCTAGCGAGCATCATCGCTGTGGTCCTGCTCGGTAGATGGAGACGAGTCAGGAGATGGTTCATGCTGGAACCTCATTCCCTCGATGAAGCTGTCGTGGATCTCTTGGATGCGGCGGGCGCAGTCCTCTTCGCACCGCTTTCTGACTCGGCGGAGCGTGGCGAGGCCACCCATGACAGCCGCCGCGCCGGACAAGAACGCTCCCACAGCGTAGAGGTCAATCAGTCACCTGCGCTTTCTTCGCTTGCGTCGGATCTTGTTGAAGTGGTGCTTGCGCGCCCACGCTGGTCCCTTGACCGCGTAGGCCCAGCGCTGTTGTCGTCTACTGCGTGCGGGCATGTGTGCCACCTCCTCCCTGCCGCGCCGCTGCGGCGTCGGCTTGTCTCCGCTGATCAGGCGGAGCTGGCAGTGGAGGAGGTGGACTTGGGGGCGGCTTGGGCGGGGCTGGAGTTGTCATGATAAAGGATTTAGGCTGGCTCTCTCACGCGGATGAAGGTCGTGCCCTGGCCGTTCACGTCCCGCTGCTTACGGTACACCCCGCCGCCATTCGACTGGTTGCCGCCGGAGCTGCCGGTCGTGTTGAACTCCACAGCTTGGAAAGCGTGCCCGCTGACCCAGCTCTCGAACAGACCGACGTGGTCGTAGTAGTAGGGGTCTGCGCCTGCGCTGCCGCCCCAGTTGTACGCGACCACATCACCGGGCTGTGGGTCGTTGGTGACGCTGAAGCCGTACCGGCCGGCCCGCGCATCGCTGACCACATAGGGGACGTAGTCGTGGCGGTCGTTCTGGCCGGCTTGCTTCACCGTCTGGAAGCTCATGCCGACTGGATGCCCGGCGTTGAGGTAGGCCCAGGTCACACCGATGGCGCAGTACGAGACGTAGTTCTCTCCGTACCAGGCGCCGTACTTGTTGTCGTTGTTGCCGCCCTCCAGGTAGCCGATCTCGCCCTGCGCCAGTTCCAGCGCCTTCAGCCGAATGAGTTTGGACGGGGGCTTGGGGTGCGCGGCGTCGTACGCCTGCGCTGTGAGCTGTTGGCAGACCGAGTCCCAGGCTGGCTCCCCGGCGTGTGTGCGGCCCTGTGGAATGATGACAGAGCGCAGGAAGTTGAATGTCTTCTCGCCGACGTTCCCAGTGGGGTCGATGGTGCCTGACCACAGTTGGACGGCTTGCATGCCGGCCTTGTTTGGGTTTCCGTCTACGCCGTGCGCGGCGGCGTTCGACCACGCCTCGTCCCATGAGTCGGGGTCCCAGGGCCAGGCGCCGATGTGCGCCATCGCCCGCTTCAGGGCCACATGGAAGGGACTCTTCGGGCTGGGCCCCTTCGCGTGGTCCGGCGGGTACGCCGGCCCCGGGAAGTCGCCGGGCTCCATCGGGTGCCCGTTCGGCGGACGGTCGTTCCAGGTGTACTTGTCTGAGGTGTTCGCAGGCATCAGCTTCCTATGAAGGCCTTAGCGGTGTCGGTGGCTGTCTCGAAGACGCCCAGCATGAAGCTCGGGTCGCGGACGTAGTTCTGGCGCGCGACGTACATCGCCCCCGCCAACACCACAGCATTGGGAAGGTCGGCAGCGGCGGCGACTCGCATGTCCTTGGTTGAGCCATCGGAGGACATGACGTAGACATCGAATTGGTTGCTAGGTGGCGGCATGTGGTCTCCAGCCCGTAGCTGTCCTACGTCTGCTGCTTCTTGTACTCGGCGATGGTGCGCTCGAGCTCGGCCTTTGCTGCTTCGGTGCCACTGACCTCGACGAGGTGATCGGCCTCGGTCGGATCGGCGTCGATGCGGCGCTGCATCTCTTCGAGCTCCATCAGTTCGAGTGTGCGAGTGTCCATGCAGTTGCCTCCTTATACGCGGGACTCTGAAAAGTGCTGAAACTGCGGCAGCCAGCCCGCTTCGCTCCCCGGGCTCGGCGACGACCATCGTCGCGGGCAATCGCGGGGGGGCGGAGGGGGGGGTCAATCGTTGTGGTCGTCAACGATTGCGTATCACTATCGTTGCGTACGCGTATCAAACCTAGACGTATGGGTAGTATGCACCTACCCGTATCCGTGATACGCTGTACGTGTAATCGAGATACGGAAAGGAGGTGAGTGATATGGCGAATGCGAAGTTCACGCGGCCCGAGGAGATCGCTGCTACGCTTGGGATTTCCGGCAAGGTGGTTCGCGCGTACCTGCGCAAGACGTATCCGCGTCCCGCTAGCGCGAAGGGTAGCACTTGGACTCTGAACGCGAAGCAGACCGCCGATACGCTGGCGTACTTCAAGAAGCGCAATCCTGAAGCGTACAAGAAGGCTCAGGCGAAGCGCAACGCGAAGCGCGCTACGCGCAAGGCGCCGACTACTACGCCGAACCCGACCGCGTAGCAGCGGAAGATACGGGGGGGAGAAATCCCCCCCGTATCCCTCAGGCCGCGTGACTTCGTTCGCCGTA